TTCAAAGTCACAGCCACAATTCGTTACGCTGTCATGGCTAGTAGATAGCCTTCTCTTTTATGGGCAAGCCTTTCTAGAAATTGTCGAAGTATATTCTGAGGATCAACGAGGCGCTTCATTTGAGTGGGTTGCTAACACACGCGTTACATTCGATCTTGATATTCACAATACTTTCGTAACTCAGTATTATGTTGATGGCTCACCTCGTCCAATGTCAGGTCTCGGATCGCTCGTTACATTCCAAGCGTTTAACGAAGGTATCTTAAATACAGGCTCGCGCACAATTCAAAGCGCTATAGATGTCCAAAAGGCAGCCTCTATTGCTGCCGGCACTCCGATGGCAACTGGCTACCTAAAGAATACAGGGGCAGACTTGCCACCAGCAGAAGTACAAGGATTACTAGCTGCTTGGAAAACTGCTCGTCAAAATCGTTCAACTGCTTATCTTACTTCAACTCTTAATTATGAGTCTGTCGGCTTTAGCCCTAAAGACATGATGTACAACGAGGCTATTCAGAACCTAGCGACTGAGATTAGCCGCCTTTGCGGAGTGCCAAGTTATTATCTGTCAGCCGATCAAAATACATCGATGACATACGCCAACATTCTAGATGAGCGTAAGCAACTGGTAGCCCTAGCGTTCCAACCGTACATATCCGCAATCGAAACACGTTTAAGCATGGACGATATATCTACGGCTGGACACTATGTAAAGTTTGACCTTGATTCTTCCTTCTTGCGTGTAGAACCTATGGAAAGACTTCTAGTACTTGAAAAGATGCTATCTCTAGGACTTATTACTACAGAGCAAGCAATGGAAATGGAAGATTTAACACCTAACGGAAGTGATGACTAATGGAGACGCTATACATTGAAGCATCCTCTATCGAGTGCAGCGAAGATCGCCGCGAGATATCAGGAAAGATCGTACCGCTAGGTACGGGCGAGATCGGCAAGACTAATCTTGGCGCTTACACCTTTGAGTCTGGATCTATCGAGATCGAAGACGTTAGCAAGATCAAACTTTTTAGCCAACACGATATGAAGAAGCCAATCGGAAGAATGACAGCTAGCGAGACTAAGGCAGATGGCATTTACGCCACCTTTAAGCTATCTCGTTCAAGTGCCGGTACTGATGCCTTAGTAATGGCCAGCGAAGGCTTGGTATCTGGCCTATCAATCGGTGCAGAGATCATCTCATCTAAGCCATCACGCGATGGCCACACAGTCGTAACAGCGGCTAAGTTAAAAGAAGTTTCTCTAGTGACTGAGCCAGCCTTTAAGTCTGCTCAAGTATTAGAGATCGCAGCGGAAGAAGCGCCAGCCGAAACCGTAGAAGAAAACCTACCTACAGAAAGCGAGACAGTCGTGGAAGACACAACAGTCGAAGCAACACCAGTAGAGGCTGCGGCTGTAGAAGCTGCTCGCCCTACTGTACAAGCGATGGTGTACACAACACCTCGAATTGAAGTTACAAAGCGTAACTATCTAGAAAACACACTAAAGGCTAACCTCTTTGGTGATGAAGATTCTCGTCAATGGCTACGCGCTGCTGACAACGATCAGACAACAGGTGCAGGATTTATTCCAACACCACAAAGCACACAGCTACTCAACTTCCTTTCTAACGCAGATCGCCCAATGATCGATTCGATCTCCCGCGGCACAATGCCAGAATTTGGAAAAACATTTGAGTTGCCAAAGATTACTGAAGTTCCTCTAGTCGATCAGATTGACGAAAATGGTGCAGTAACAGAGTCACAACTCGAAGCATCATTCATTACGGTTACAAAGAAGTCATTCAAAGGTCGTGCAATCACTACTCTTGAGCTTCTAACAAATTCAACACCTGCATTCCTTGACGAACTTCTAGTTCAAATGGAATATGCTTACGCAAAAGATACTGAAGAATATGTAACTACAGCAATCCAAGGCGCAGGAACACTTAACGCTACAGCTCAGGCTAACTCAGCCGATGGCTTGCTAAAGTACGTTTCAAGCGCAGCAGCAGCGGTTTACGCAGCTTCACTTGGCTTTGGCCGCAACATGGTAGTTACACCAGAACAATGGGCTAACATCATGAGCTACAACGATGGCGGACGACCAATCTACATTGCAGCAAACCCACAGAATGCAGGTGGAGCACTTTCACCTACTAGCCTTCAGGGAAGCGTTGCAGGTCTTGACCTTCGCGTTTCTCGCTACATGAAAGGTTCTGGCGGAGTTGGCACAGCTGATTACTCAATGGCTGTTATCAACCCAGCTGCCTACACATGGTATGAAGGTGCTCGTCAGCAACTTCGCACTAACATCAACTCAGACGGAACAGTAGATATCTTGCTATTCGGTCAGGGAGCACTTGCCACTAAGTTAGCGGCAGGCGCAAACTGGTTCAACTTCACCTAAGAAGTAACTAAGTCGCTGGCTGGGTAGTGCCCTTCTACCCAGCCAGTCTTTAGAAAGGAAAACAAGATGAGTCTGACAACAGTCGCAGAATTAAGAGCCGCACTTGGAGTGGGAACACTTTATACAGACGCGACCCTTCAATCTGTCTGCGATGCTTCAGATGATGTCTTATTGCCTTTTATTTGGAGCAATACAGAGTTTGCTATTGCACATAAGAACGTGGGCACAGTAGGAACTCTCTATTTTGAAAATGCAATAAATAATGTTTATTATGTGGGTCAGACCATTAACGTAACTGGCGCAGGTGCGCACTTCAATGGCAACAAGACAATTACGACAGTCAAAGACTACGAAATAACAGTTACAACTAATCACGTTGCAGATACGCCTTATCATCCTTTTAATCCTTACGCGACAATCAAGGCATCAACCTATTTAGATCCAGCCGATGTTAAAGCAATACAGGAAGCATCTTTGATGATAACAATCGCGATCTGGCAAGCGCGCCAAGCGCCAAGCGGTCAAGGAATGACAGTCGATGGCTTTGCACCTTCACCTTTTACAATGTCTAACACTTTGCTCGCTCGTGTTCGCGGCTTGCTTGCGCCTTACTTAGATCCGCGCTCGATGGTTGGCTAACCATGGCAGCGATCTCAACCCTTCGCGCCACTATTGCAGCGGCTCTAGTCGATAACACTAAATACTCAGTCTTTTCATTTCCACCCAGCACACCCATTGTCAACAGCGTAGTGGTCTCACCGGCTGATCCTTATGTGACTCCCTCTAACAATAAGTACAACACGATCGCTCCGCTTGCTAATTTTAATATAAATATCTTCGTTCCTTTATTGGATAACGAAGGAAACCTAAATGGAATTGAAGATCTGCTAGTAGCTGTGTTTAATAAACTAGCGGCATCTTCTATCGTCTATAATGTGGGAGATGTGAGCGCGCCTAGCGTTCTCAGCGCTGCAACGGGCGATCTATTGACTTGCTCAATGCAAGTTTCAGTCCTAACGAGTTGGAGTTAATTATGTCCGAGTGGGAAAAAGAGCAAGAAGCCTTCCTGATTAAGATCGGGCAGGTTGCACCAACAGCACCAAAACCATCTACTAAGAAAGACGAGGAATAACCTAAATGGCAGTATTTCTAAACAACACAGTAGGCGTCAAGGTTAACACCGTTGATCTTAGCGACCACGTAACTTCTGTCACCCTTAACCGTACATTCGATGAACTCGAAGTCACAGCAATGGGCGACTCAGGCCACAAGTTCGTAAAGGGCTTGGAAGCCTCATCAGTAACAATCGACTTCCTTAATGACACAGCAACAGCAAACGTTCTAGCAACTTTGCAAGCTGCTTGGGGTACTTCTGTAACAGTTGTACTTCTCCAAACAAAAGGCACAGCAGTAGGCGCAACTAACCCTCTTTACACAATGACTTGCCTAGTTAACAACACAACCGATATTAACGGCGCTGTTGGCGATCTTGGCACTCAAAGCGTAACCTGGACTGTTAACGGTACTGTTGCAGTAGCAACAACCGGCACATTCTAAATCACTAACTAAGGGGCAAACAATGGCAAAACTAAAGGTAACAAGGGCAGACGGAAGCGTTAACGAGTACCAGATCACACCAGCGATCGAGTACGCCTTCGAGCAATATGCTAAGAAGGGCTTTCACAAAGCCTTTAGAGATGACGAAAAGCAGACCGATGTATATTGGCTCTGCTGGGAAGCAATCCGTCGGTCGGGTGAAACCGTTAAACCCTTCGGAGAGTCTTTTCTAGATACATTGACGCGAGTCGAGGTTCTAGACGATGACCCTTTGGAGTAACGCGGGAGTCCTTCACCTATCTCGTAGCGAGACTATCGCTTGAGACAGGACTCTCGCCCCAAACTTTAATCGAACTAGATCACACAATGTTCAGGACTTTACTTCAAGCCCTGAAGGACAGAGCGAAGGAGCAGAGCGATGGCAACAAGCGTCAAAGGCGCAATTAACCTTCGCAAGGCTCTAAAGCAATTTACTCCTGATTTAGCAAAAGAAACTACTCAAGAGATTGGTAACTTTCTCAAGCCAGTAGTTAAGAACGCTCGCGGCTTCATTCCTTCTAACAATCAAATCCCTAGCGGCTGGTTAGTTGGAAATCAGAAGGGCAAGTGGGAACGCGCAGCCTTTGACTCAGGAATAGCCAAGCGCGGAATTGGATATAAAACTACTCCAAGCAAAGTTAATCGTTACGGTTTTAAGGCACTCGTATCTATTCTTAATAAATCCGCTGCTGGCTCTATTTATGAAATTGCTGGTATTAAGTCTGGAGTAACAGGTAAGTTCACCCCTAGATTAGGTGGACAATTGATGGGTCAAGGGTCAAAGATGACAGGTCGTGCTATGTACAAAGCCTGGGCACAAGATCAAGGCAAGGCTAAAGGCGCTGTATTACAGGCAATCTTTAACTCAGCCGCTAAGTTTAACGCAAGAACAGGTGGCAAATAATGGCTGACTTAAGAATTGATATTGCATCCGAGTTTGTTGGTGCTAAAGCCTTTAAGCAAGCCGAGACTGCCACTTCTCGACTTGAGAAGCGAGTCAATGCCCTTGCTAAAACTTATTTAAGCGTTTACGGCGTGGAAAAATTGCTGCGTTATGCTGGCGAAGCAGTTAAAGCGTTTGCAGAAGATGACAAGGCTGCCAAAGTTCTCGGTCAAACTCTTAACAATTTGGGCTTAGGCTTTGGCAATAATGCAGAAGCAGTCAACAATTATATTTCAAGTTTAGAAAAGCAGACTGGCGTTCTCGATGATGAACTGCGCCCAGCAATGGATCGCTTACTTCGAGCAACTGGAGATATTACCAAGTCACAGCAGCTTCTTAGCCTGGCACTTGATATCAGCGCGGGAACTGGCAAGAGCGTTGCTCAAGTATCTCAAAGTCTCCAGAAAGCGTATCTAGGGCAGAACCAAGCACTTGGTCGCTTGGGTGTTGGATTGACTAAGGCTGAACTAACCTCATCATCATTCGAGGAAATCCAAACTAGACTTTCAGACTTATTTGCCGGACAAGCAACAAAAGCGGCAGACACTTATGCTGGATCTTTGGATAAATTAACTGTTGCTGGCAATAATGCCAAAGAAGCAATCGGTAGAGGTTTGGTCGATGCTTTGTCAGTTTTAGGCGGTGGCGGAGAAGGTGGCTTAGCAAACATCATTAACCTAATTGATAAAGCATCATCGGGACTCGAAACCTTTATCCGTCGCTTTGGCGTAGGACTTGCTCAGGCTAAGGCTTTGCTTTCTGGAAACATTTCGCAGTTCGTTTCTATTGGTCAGGCAGAAGCCAATCGAGGGAAAATTGCTTCAGGCATTACTCCAGCAATTCAAGCAGAACTCAAAAAAGCAGCAATTGAAAAGGCAACGTTAAAGCGCACTAAAGAACAGACAGTAGTTCTTGCCAAAAACACTAAAGCCATTAAAGAACAAACAGCGCTACAAAAGGCTGGCACTTTATTTGATCTTGAGCAGACTCAGATTATTGCAGCTCTCAAGGGCAAGATCAGCGATGATGAGCGCAAGCGCCTAGAATTACAGTTAGCACTTCTCACCGGCAACACAGTAGAGGCTTCTAAATTAGTTGGAGAAATCGGCAAGGCTCAAGGACTAAGCGCTGGACTTATTGCCTACTTAAAAGACTTGCCAGATGCTAAAAATCCGTTCGCTGGCTGGGCTGCCTACCTTGATGCTATTCAGGCGCAAGTAAGAGCAATTGCAGTCAGTTCAGTTCCAAGCGGCGTTAGCGGAGTTACCTCAAACTTTGGCGATATAGGTCTTGGCGATATGACAGACTTCATTCCTGCCAATCCAGCGTTTAATCAAGCCTTTCCTGCAACCGTTAAGGTTGATCTATATGTAGATGGCACAATGCTCGCGGATGCCATTACAGTAAAACAAACTAATGATTCACTTTCAGGCAACAAGATTTCAATCAACCGTCGATCTGGATCATTCGCCGAGACTCCGACGCCATGACTTTACCTGCTCAGATAAGCGTATCCTTTGACTTTACATCGGGCGCTACCTTCGGTTATCCCTTTACTATTGGCGATATCAAATACGGCGTATTAGGTACAGGCACATTAGCCTCAACTACTACTCCAGAACCTACGGTTGATCTGACTCCAGACGTTTATTCGATAAGCATTCGTCGAGGGCGCAACATCATGCGAGACACATACGAGGCTGGACAAGCGACTATCCGAGTCCTCGATCCTCTTAGCTACTTTAACCCGCAGAATGCTTCTAGCCCTTACTTTGGTTTCCTAACTCCGCTACGCAAGCTGCGCGTGTCAGCAACAGTCGGCGGAGTTGGTTACTTCCTATTCTCTGGCTATACCATCGAGTACAAGTACACCTATCCCAAAGGACAGGAAACTGGTTATGTGGACATTGTTTGCACAGATGCCTTCAGACTTATGCAACAGGCAACTGTTACAACGGTGGCAAGTGCTACGGCTGGGCAAGATACTGGGACACGAATAGGCAAGATCCTTGATCAAGTGTCTTGGCCTACATCGATGCGCACCATAGATACCGGCAACACAACCTGCCAAGCTGATCCAGGCACTTCTCGCACTACGCTTGATGCGTTAAAGAACGCCGAGTTCTCTGAGCAAGGCGCGTTCTATATCGACTCAGAAGGTACAGCAGTATTTCTAAACCGCACTAATGTAATTAAGAAGTATGGCGAGACTCCTATTGAGTTTGATCAAACTACTGGCATCCCTTACACCAATCTAGTATTCGCCTTCGATGACAAGTTGATCATCAACAGTTCAGGAATGACTATTGTCGGTGGGACTGAGCAAGTCTCAGAGAATGCAGCCTCAATCGCTAAATACTTCTCCCATCAACTTAACCAGACCAACCTAGTAGCCCAAACCAATGCAGACGCTTTGAACATTGCCAAAATCTATGTAGCAACTAGAGCTGAGACAACGATCCGCATCGATGCTATGACTGTTGATCTACTTGATCCAGATGTACCAACTGCAACAATGCTGGCTCTAGATTACTTCTCTAACCTAAAGATTACGAATGTTCAGCCAGATGGCTCAACGATCGTTAAAACACTACAAGCGCAAGGACTGGATTGGAATATAACGCCAAACTCCATGAAGGTAACTGTGACAACACTTGAGCCAATAGTCGAGGGCTTCATCATAGGCTCGGCTGTATCAGGTATAATCGGCACTAACATAATGGCGTACTAGGAGATATAAATGGCAACAGGCTTTCCAGCAGTAACAGGCGACGTCCTAAGCGCGGCTATGTTCAACGGGCTTGTAGCGTTCACGCTAAACGCCCAGACTGGCACAACTTACACAACAGTCCTTAACGATTCTTATCAGACTTTGATTACTCAGAGCAACGCGTCAGCGAATGCGATCAAGATACCAACTAACGCTTCTGTAGCTCATCCAATCGGCACAGTAATTACAGTTCTCAATATTGGCGCTGGTCTTTGCACAATTTCAGCAGTTACTTCAGGCACAACAACAATTCTTTCAGCCGGTGCAACTGCGGCTGCTCCTACCGTTGCCCAATATAAGTCAGCAGCCTGCATCAAGACTGGTACAGATACTTGGTATGTCGTGGGTGCAATAGCCTAATGCTAAACAATATCGCCGCTTTAATTGGAGTTTCACGAACAAAACCAGCAGTTGCCGATTATTTGGTTGTCGCTGGCGGCGGCGGCGGCGGAGTTTCCGCTGCACCCGTAGCGCTTAACGGCGGCGGCGGTGCAGGTGGATTTAGAACTGCAACATCATTTTCGCTTTCAGCATCTTTCACAGTAACTGTTGGCGGCGGCGGGGCAATCAACGCTAATGGCAGCGATTCTGTTTTATCAACAATTACTTCTACTGGCGGCGGTAAAGGTGGCGCAGCGGCAAGTGCTAGTTCAGGTGGTTCAGGTGGCGGACAATCTGAAACTTACGGTACTGCTGGTTCAGGTAACACACCTTCTACATCTCCAGCACAAGGAACTAACGGTGGAAATGGAGCTGCTGGTGGTTCAGGTGGCGGCGGCGGCGGCGGCGGGGCATCTACAGCAGGCACATCTGTTGTCGCTAGCACAACACCTGGCAACGGTGGCAACGGTACTGCTAATTCATATTCTGGTTCATCAGTAACTTACGCTGGCGGCGGCGGTGGCGGAGTTGATAGTCAAACTAGAGCCACAGGCGGTACTGGCGGCGGCGGTGCAGGATGTAAAAACTCAAGTTCTACAAATGCGGTGGCTGGTACAGCAAATACCGGCGGTGGCGGTGGCGGTGGCGTTGTTGCGGCAACATCAAATGCCGCAGCAGGTGGATCAGGCATTGTGATTTTGCGTTACCCAAGCACTTTCCTTGATTTAACATCTATTGGCGGCGGTTTGACTTATACAAAAACAACAGATAGTGGAAACACAATTTATACATTTACAGCGGGAACAGGAACGGTAACTGTCTAATGGCTCATTATGCGTTCTTAAATGAAGATAACGTTGTAACTGAAGTTATTACTGGTATTGATGAAACAGAACTTATTGAAGGCTTACATCCTGAAACTTGGTACGGTAATTTTCGACGTCAAAAATGCGTCAGAACTTCTTACAATGGGAACATCCGCTACAACTATGCAGGAATTGGTTATACCTACGATCCAATTGACGATGCTTTCATTGCACCTATGCCTCAATGTGGACACGATGAATTAACTTTAAATAATGACAAGCGCTGGGAGTGTTCTAATGACGAGCATCAAACCTCGTTTATGTAAAGCTGCAATACAACTCAGAGAGCAGTTTGATGACAACTTTAGCGATCGTGACCGTACCTCAGACGGCTGGATCGGTGATAGTCGGCACTCAGCTCGTAAGTCTGACCATAATCCAGATGAGCAGGGCTGGGTACGTGCCATTGACATTGACCGCGATTTATCCGGCAAGGCTAAGCCCGACCTCATGCCCGATGTGGCAGATCAACTTCGCATCTTGGCAAAGCGTGATCGACGCATCTCGTACATCATCTTTGCAGGCAAGATTGCCAGTTCTAAATCGCTATGGCGTTGGAGAACTTATACAGGCATCAATAAGCACGATCATCATTGCCATGTATCTTTCACTCGCAAAGGTGATCAAGACGGTTCGTTCTTTCAAGTCCCACTACTAGGAGCAGACAAATGAATATGAAGCACCCAGCAATAATCTCTATCGGCGCATTCTTAGCTGTATGGGGTACAACTTCTAACTTCAGCCTCGATTACCGAGCGATCCTTGGCTCGATCGTCGCAGGTGTATTTGGGTATGCCACTCCTAAAAAATGAGCGCACAGGATTATGCTGCTCTTGCAGTAGCGATCGTGACGGTTCTGGGTGGTGTAACTGCAATGCTCAACTTTATGATCAAACACTATTTAGCGGAATTGAAGCCGAATAGCGGATCATCGATGAAGGATGCAGTAAATCGTTTAGAGACACGCGTGGATAAAATCTACGAAATCCTATGCGATAAGTCACAATAATCCTATGGCGCGCAAACGAGTTATAGACCTTGAGGATTACTCAATGCTAGAGACTTACTGCATTGGGTTAAACGAGTACTGGAAAAGCCTAAAGAAGGCTGGTTTTGCAGATGACATTGCGTTATGTCTGCTGCTAGAGCCTCTGACATATCCTGCCACAATCTTGCCGACTCCTAACTGGCTGCCTAATCTTCCCGACCGCATCCCCTATGACGATGACGATGAGGACTAACAATGAAAAGAACTGTAATCGTTCCCGATCTACAAGTTCCCTATCATGATGAAGTAGCAGTTAGAAATGTTGCAGCTTTTATTAAGGCGTACCGCCCTGATAGCGTCATTACTTTGGGAGATGAAATCGATCTCCCACAGATCAGCCGATGGACAGAAGGAATGCCAGGTTGGTTTGAGCAGACACTCGGAGACGATCGAGATCAAGCAGTAGAAGTCCTATGGTCTTTGGTTGAGCATTCCAAGGAAGCTCATATGATCAGAAGTAATCACACAGATCGTCTTTACAATGTCATTATGAAGAAGATACCGGCATTCCTAGCTTTGCCAGAGCTGCGCTTTGAGAAGTTCCTTAAACTTGATGAACTAGGTATCACCTATCATAAAAAGCCTTATGCCTTTCAGAAAGGCTGGGTAGCAATTCACGGGGATGAGCAGGGCATTAACCCTAATGCGGGTCTCACAGCCCTTGGAGCAGCCCGTAGGCACGGTTTAAGCGTTATCTGCGGACACACACACAGAGCAGGTCAATCAGCCTTCACAGAGGCATCTGGCGGCAAAATAGGGCGTATCTTGCGAGGTGTTGAGGGTGGGCATCTTATGGATGTGCGCAAGGCTGGCTATACCAAAGGAACAATGAACTGGCAGCAAGCATTCGTACTAGTTGAGGACACGCAAGTAACCCTTATTAACCTTGAGAAGGATGGCACTTTCGTAGTCAATGGTCGCAGGTATGGACGATCTAGATAACGACATCAAGCGCACGATCGATGATGCTGTCGATGATGTGGAATTGTTACCGTTTCGTTATACGAGGCAACGCGGTTCTCTCTGATATTTATGCAACACTTATGCCAAGAAGCTGCGAAGGGCGCAGCAGAAGGGCAGTAAATGTCAACACTACAACTAATCATCCTTGCATCTTGGTTTGGGATGTTCTTTATGGGGTACAAAATAGGTCACAGAGATGGCTACATCACAGGCCGCAGAGCAGTACGCAAGCACTATGAGCAGCTTGATCAGGTCAGAGTATGAAGCATGGTGAAATACTACAAAGTGCGACAGACCTATATCAGGAGCGAGGACTACATTACGGTCATCCATCTGACAACATGGCAAGAGCAGCAAGGCTTATCAGCGCCTATTTGGAAATGCCGGTTGAAGATTATCAAGTGGCAGTTATCCTCACACTCGTCAAGATTGCTAGAAGCATCGAGGATAGTCAGCAAATCGATACCTGGATCGATAGCGCCAGTTACCTTGCCATTGCTGGTCAACTAGCAACGGAAGGAAATGAACTTTATGTTTAATCTAGAGGATTACGAGACAGTCGAAGAACGATTAGTTAAGTATTGGAAGGATCACCCAGATGGTCGAATTGATACTACGTTGGTTGAGCACACGCTTCAGCGCTTTATTGTTAAAGCTTCTATATACAGAACTGAAGTGGATGGACAGGCATGGACTACTGGCTATGCAGAGGAAACCGTCTCGACTAGAGGGGTTAATTCTACGTCTGCTCTTGAGAACTGCGAGACGAGTGCGATTGGTCGGGCATTGGCTAACGCAGGTTATGTCACTAAAGGCAAACGCCCTAGCCGCGAAGAAATGGCGAAGGTCAAAGCAGCAGAGCCTAAGCCATACGCACAGAAGTTAGCAGAAAAGGTAATTATGCCGGTCGAAGATGATGCTTGGACTGTCAAGGCTGTATCACCTGCACCATCAGCTGCAGAAGCAGTTGCATTGGTTCAAGAAGTATTGGGAGCTACTACCATTGATAAAGACATACCGCATTGCAAGCACGGTCAGCGTGTATGGCGTACAGGTAACAAGAACGGCAAAGCTTGGGCAAATATGGGCTGTCCATTAACGCCTCAGCGTCAGGAAACTTGGGCTGACATAGATAAGTGCGATCCGATTTGGTACGTCATAGACAATCATGGCGCTTGGAAACCGCAAGAGGCTCGATCATGAGCGGCTTACAGTTTATGAACCAAGACGGTGAATGGGAGAAGTTTCCAACCGATGATGTTTTATATGAGAAGGCTCGCCAGCGAGAAGCGCTTAATGCGCTGCAAGTTAGGATAATCTGTCATCTATGCAACGAGCCATGCCCATCAGACGAGTTAGCCTTCTGGATAGAGGGTCAATCACTAACTTGGTCTTGCAAGAAATGTCACGCAGTTAATGAGTCAAAGCCGTAAGCATCGAGGCTTTCGTACTGAACGCGTGGTAGCAGATTACTTACGGCGCTGGTGGGAAGGTGCTGTAGTAGGTCGAGGCTCTGGGCGTGACATTCTCAATGTCCCGTTCGACTGCGAGGTAAAAGCGCGCACAGGACTCGACGTAGTAGGTACACTCCGCCAGATCGAAGCTAGGACAGATGAGAGCGGCCTATTGGGGTTCGCTTGCTTTCGTCTTAATGGTCAAGGCGAGAAGGCTGAGGAATATGTAGCAATGCTACGCCTTGGCGATCTGGTGGAGTTACTACGAGCTGCTGGTTACGAGAAGCGCACGGATATAGTTCAAGAGTCGCAAATCCGCCGGTGCAGTCAATGTGGAGAATGGACAATCAATGATCCCTGTAATTGGTGTGAGGCTCAGTAATGCCTATCTATGAGTTTGAATGTACTAATGATCGATGCGAGGCTAACCTGCGCTACGAGAAGGAGTTAAAGATAAATGAACCACACGATGTTGAATGCGGCTTCTGTCATGAACCAATGCGCAAGATATACAGCTCTTTCGGTATCTCGTTTAAGGGTACTGGGTTCTACTCTACGGATAAGTAAATGAAGCTTTGTATTGCTGATCCGCCATATTTAGGCAGAGCAGTGAGGTGGTATGGAGCTGGTGGCTGCGGCAATGGTTATGGTGGTGGTCAAGCTGATAACCACCCAGACGCTTACCTTTGGGATCTGCCTGAAACTCATATCAATTTAGTTAAAGAGTTGCAAGATAATTACGATGGATGGGCTATTGCTATGACTGTCCATAGTTTGAGCACTTATATGCAAGCGGTTGAGACTAATTCTAGGAATGGCATTCGAGTGATGAGTTGGGTTAAACCATCTTCCGTTCCATCGGGCAATCGAATACAGAACCTTTGGGAGCCGGTGTTAGTCCAAGTGCCAGCTTCGAGAAAGAACTACAAGTCTGGTAAAAGTATGCAAGATGTATTAAAAGCTTCTTCATTACGCAGGAACTTTGTCGGAGCTAAGCCAGAAGCTTGGACTCATTGGGTGTTGGATGCCCTTGGTTATCAAGTTGGTGATGAAGTTACGGATATGTTTGGCGGATCGGGATCAGTACAGAATGCTATAAACTCGTATTCCGACACGCCTTCTGAGCAGGACTTATGAGAATGTACTTTAAGCCTTCGGTACACTTCTCTGCTAGAAGCCCTAAAGGCTTCAGAGCAAGCCTGAAAGGCGTAGCTTGCTCGGTAGCAGTCGTTATTGGGATATCTCTATCTATTGCTGAAGCAAGTAGTAGTGAGGCTTCAATAGTGCCATTAAAAATCTTAGCAAATAAGCAACTAACTAATAAGCAATACAGCTGTCATAACCAGATAGTGTTTAGAGAATCCAGATGGAAGATCGATGCAGTTAATGGATCTCATTATGGTTATTATCAAATGAGGAATAAGCATATAAAGGGTAAGCCTTATGACTATCAGTTCTATATGTATTGGCACTATGTATCTAAGCGCTATGGTATTACCAAGTATGATGAGCCTGAGTACTGTAAGGCACTACATCATCTAAAGACTAAAGGTTGGCAGTAATGGCAAAGCGTGGTGATCCTCGATTAAGCAGAGACTATAAGAAGTTTAGGCTTGAGGTATTGGCTAGAGATCAATGGTCTTGCTTCTATTGCCAGCAGCCAGCGACAACGGTTGATCACATAATACCGGTGAGCAAAGCGCCTGACTTAGTGGTCAATTATGAGAACGCAGTAGCTTGTTGTCAGCCTTGCAATAGCGCCAAAGGATCACGCAATCAAGGCGTTTTTTTAGGTAGGAAGGCTACCCCCCCTGTCTTTTCTTCCTTCCTCTCTCCGATGCAGTCCAAAGTTCACCAAGACAGTCCGTTTACAGCCAAACCAGTCCAGGATTAACCCGATGGCAGCCAAGAAAGCCCAACCGCTACGAGGGGCAACCAAACCAAGGCTTCAGTCAGTACCTTTGAAGGGCAAATCCAAAGTCGCAGATGTAATTGAGATTGCTAAGCTGCTGGGCGAGGAATTATTGCCTTACCAGGAATATGTGCTTAAAGATATGCTCACAGTCGATAGCAAAGATATGTGGGTGAGGAAATCGAGCCTGCTATTGATTTCGAGACAGAATGGCAAAACATTTTTAGCGCGTATGCTCATTCTGACTCATTTGCTTAAATGGAACACCGATGTGTTGATTATGTCCTCGAATAGATCGATGGCTTTAGAAACCTTTAGGCAAGTGGCTAAGGCGTTAGAAAATAACGCGGCTTTAATGGCTATGGTCAAACAGATCAGGTACGCCAACGGAACCGAGTCTATTGAAATGCTTTCAGGCGCTCGCTTGGATGTAGTTGCGGCAACGAGAGACGGAAGTCGCGGCAGATCAATTTCAGGATTGCTCTACATTGATGAGGTCAGAGAAATTAGTCCAGACGGGTATCGCGCAGGTATGCCGGTTACTAGAGCCCACGCCAATTCTCATGTTCTGCTGACTTCTAATGCGGGTGATGCGTTTAGCACAGTTCTAAATGAACTTAGAGAACGAGCGTTAGATAATCCGCCTAAGTCCTTTGGTTATTACGAGTACAGCGCTCCCCAATACTGCAAAATTACAGATCGAGCAGCTTGGGCACTTGCTAACCCTGCGCTGGGGTACACAATTACAGAGGCTGCCATTGAAGAAGCGATAGCGACTAGCCCTATAGAAAATACTCGTACTGAAACTTTATGCCAATGGATTGACTCCCTAAGCAGCCCTTGGCCTCACGGAATCCTTGAGGAAACTAGCGACAGCGAATTGCAAATCCCGCCTGGCGGATACACAGTTTTTGCATTTGATGTCTCACCATCTAGGCGCAATGCTTCGCTAGTTGCCGGTCAATTACTCCCCGATGGGCGAATCGGCGTTGGCATCTTGCAGACTTGGGAGTCAGCAGTCTCAGTCGATGATCTTAGAATTGCAGCTGATATCAAAGGCTGGGCGGATCAATATCGGCCGCGACAAATCTGCTATGACAAGTACGCTACTGCCTCGATCGCTGAAAGATTACAGAATGCTGGCTGCATCATCCAGGATGTATCAGGCCAGCAGTTTTACCAGGCTTGCGGAGACTTGCTCGATGGCTTGGTCAATCATCGCGTGGTACACAATGGTCAAGCCAACTTAATCCAGCAAATGAATAATTGCGCAGCTAAGGTGAACGATGCCGCTTGGCGAATAGTTAAGCGAAAGTCTGCTGGAGATATCTCTGCACCTATTTCGCTTGCAATGGTTGTCTCGATGTTGATGAAACCACAACAGGTAGCGGCTATCTACGCAGAATAATCTATATGTAGTGTATAATTGCCATCTATGGGTCTATTCGATCGTAAGCCAAAAGTAGTAGAGGCTCAATACGCGCCGCAAATTATGGGCGATAGCATCAACGCTATCTATAATTTTACATTTCCAGTTATATCTCGGCGCGATGCTATGAGCGTTCCGGCGCTTAAGAGATGCCGCGATCTGCTTTGCACAGTTGGCACAATTCCGCTTGAGTATAAGAAAAAATCTACTGGCGAAGAAATACCAGCGCCTCGATGGGTGCATCAGCTTTCAAAGTCACAGCCACAATTCGTTACGCTGTCATGGCTAGTAGATAGCCTTCTCTTTTATGGGCAAGCCTTTCTAGAAATTGTCGAAGTATATTCTG